AGAAACAGAACCCACAGAACCAGTCGAGGAGACACCCGTGGAACTTGAAAACGAATCAGTACAGGTTGAGGCAGCAGCAATTCCTACCGCACCAATTCCTGCACAAGTCAAAAAGAATTTCGGAATGCCTACCGCAGGTGAATACCTTGCAGCGTTCCACATTGGTGGCGACACCTGGCAGCGTGTAAACGCCGCAGCAACTGAGGCAATGAACGCACGCCAATCTGTTTTCGCTGCGGCTGGTACAGGCGGCAATACAAACACGGAAAACACGCCAGGCCTCTTGCCTGTTCCCGTGTTGGGACCTGTTTTTGAGGACCTGAATTATGTGCGTCCAGTAGTCGCAGCAATCGGCGCACGTGCGTTTCCTGGTGGCGGCGACCAAAAGACATTTATTCGCCCAACCTGGACCACACACACCAGTGTCGCATCACAGGCAAACGAACTCGGAACCGTGTCTGCAACATCACCACAGATTGCCTCGAATGTAATTAGCAAAACCACCCTCAGTGGCAGCGTAACCCTTTCAGTTCAGGATGTGGACTTTACGTCACCCGCAGCAATGGAAATCATCCTGCGTGACCTCGCATCGCAGTACCTGCTTGCATCGGACAATCTCGCAGCCGATGGCCTTGTGGCTGGTGCATCAGCATCAGGTTCCACCTGGACCGTCACCGCAAATGACCCATCATCATTGATTGAATCAATCTACGATGCCGCCACAGACATTCTCAGCGCATCGAATTTCCTTCCTGACCACGTTTTTGTGTCTCCCGATGTATGGAAAAAATTGGGCGGTCAGTTGGACGCAGACAAGCGACCAGTTTTTCCATACACCGCCGCATCCGGATTGATGGGTGTGAACGGCATGGGTACCGCAAACGTGACCGTGGCAAACACATTCAACCCATTTGGATTGAACCTTGTCGTTGACCGCAACTTCGCCAGCGGAACAATGGTTGTGGCTCGTGGTGCTGCGATTGAGTACTACGAACAGGTCAAGGGCCTCATGAGTCGAGAGGTACCCCTGTCGCTCGGTCGGGAATTCAGTTATTACGGCTATGCAAGCCTGTTCGTGGCTGATAGCGACCTCGTAAAGTCCATCACAGTCGCCTAATCCGAAAGGCGGACCGCCATGGCGGTTTACACAGTTATCGCACACCAACGGCTATCCGACTATGCCGTAGTGCAAACACTTACAGACACACCAATCGAACCAGGACAATCCATCACACTCGCTGGATTAGGTCACAACCTCAACGGCACACACACCGTTTTGTTTTGCCCACAATACGAATTCATCGGCGTGGATAACACCACAGGTGAATGGCTATACAACGATGACGTGGCCATCGCAAACCAGGTGTTGTTTTACGATGCAGGCGATGACCTGGAATTTTCCACGGCGGTCCCCACCGGAACCCTGACCTGGACACAAACCTGCACATGGATTACCGCTGGACAGATTGAGGACTATCTCGGACTCACACTCACAGGTGTTGATGACGCAACGTTCCTGACACAGTGCGCTGCAGCGGCAAATGCGTTTGCGTATCGCAGGCGTGTCGAGGCGGGCTACGGGCAAGACAGTTTGACCACATCACCAGGTGGAGATGTCACGCTAGGAACCATCATGGTGGGTGCAGCGTATTTCCGCCAGCGTGGTTCATTCAACACCATCGCATCGTTTGATGGAATGGGTATCGCACCCGCCACAGGTATCACACCAATGGTGATGCAACTACTCGGAATCAACCGTCCCCAGGTCGCCTAATGGCATACACAGACCTGTTCAATGAGGCCATAGATGACCTTGCAACATCGCTAGGAACTATCACTGGTTTGCGTGTCGTGACGGACCCCCGCAACATCAACCCACCATGCGTGTTCATTGACGCACCCACATTCACGGCATACAACGCAAACATTGCGGACATGACATTCCCTGTTCAGGTAATCAGTCTCGGACCTGCAAACCTGGATGCGCTCCGGAACGTGCTTGCTATTTGTGCGGAACTTTTGGTGAAAAATGTCGCCGTGACTGACGGCAAACCGATTACCCTGTCGGTAGGTGGTCAGGACCTTGCCGCCTATGACGTGACAGTCAGAATGAAAGTGCAAGCAGCATGAAATACATCATCGTGAGTGAATTAGTTGGCACACCTGGTGCTGAATACATTCCTGCGGACGGCATCAATGTTGAGGCCCTACTCGATGGTGGTTTCATCAAGGTTGCACCCAAATCCAGCAAACAAGAAAAGTCGGAGGACTAATCATGGCTACATCCACCTATCTCTCAAATCCCGTTGTGACCGTGAACTCAGTCGCATTGACCGGATTCTGCCAGTCAGCGGTTTTGACTCGCACCATCACGGCTGCGGACATCACATCGTTTGGCGAGACATCACGCACCTACGGCGCAACGCTTGAGGATTCCGAATTGACCTTGACCCTTTACATGACCTACGGCGCATCCGAGGTTTACGCCACACTCAAGTCCCTTGTGGGTACTCGCACCACTGTTCGTGTTCAGCCAGGTTCAGGTGTTGATTCAGGAACCAACCCAGGCATGATTCTCACAGGGTCCTATCTCGAATCCTTGCCCGTCATGCAAGCAGCCTTAGGTGAGATTTCGTCCATTGACATCACGTTCCGTGGCGGTGTCTATTCCGAGGACACCACGAACCCATAACCAGCGAAAGAGGGAAACATGCAACTAACACTCAAAGTGGACGCAGGTGATGGTGAATTCACCGTCACAACTAACCTATGGGTAATCACCCAATGGGAACGCAAATACAAATCAAAAGCATCCCAACTAGCCGATGGAATCGGCATGGAGGACCTAGCGTTCCTGGCGTATGAATCCGCAAAGGTAAACGGCCTTGTGGTTCCTATTGTGTTTGATGACTGGTTGAAAAAGGTCCGGACGCTGGAGGTGGTAGAGAATGAATCTGCCCGCCCTACCGCAGCGGAACCATCCGACACGCACTAGCAGTTCAGTTAGTTGCTACAGGGTGGTTTCCGCCAAATGTAGAATTTGATGTGCAAGACCTGACTACGGTGATGCATGTTCTACAGGAAAGAAACAAACGATGACGGTGGCATTTCAACCGCTAAAGGCAGACGGCATTCAGGAGGCATTGCGCACCCTGAACGAAATCGATAAGACCTACCGCCGCCGTTTGACCGTGGAATACAAAACCATCGTGTATCCACTGGTGGCTGAGGCACAGTATTTGATTCCTGCACGTGCGCCGATGTCAGGCTGGAACCGTAGTTGGACCCCGAGAGGCGGACGGGAAAACTACGGCGCAAGAGTGTTCCCGTGGGAAAAGGACGCTGCGAAATACGTAAAACCGTTCCTGTCGGGCAAACGTCCACGCCGTGTGACGGGCCGTAGCCGTTCCTACATTGCGAACGCAACGGTGATGGGTGTGCGCTGGGGCTATGCACCAGGCACAGTGTTTGACATGACGCATGACTATCAAACCAAACAGGGTGCGCAAATGTTGCAAAACCTAAATAGCCGTTACGGGCAACCATCACGTGCTATGTGGCGTGCGTATGAACAATCCGGACCCGACATTCAACATGAAATCCGTGAACTGGTTGAAAAAATTTTGCGGTCCGTGAATCAAAAACTGAAAGACACCAACTAATGGCAATCAACATTCCGATAGTCACAGGTTTTGATGACCGTGGCGTGAAACTCGCTGAAAAACGATTTGCACAGTTCCAAAAAGAAACCAGCAAAATCGGACAATCAATCAAATCCGCATTCCTGCCTGCCGCTGCAGCCGTGGCAGGTTTGGGTGCTGCAGCGTTTGGTGCAGCGAAAGCCGCCATCGAGGACCAGCAATCATCGGCCCTGTTAGAACGCCAATTGCAAGCAACCACCAAAGCGACACAGGCACAGGTGAAAGCCACTGAGGACTACATCACGTCCTTGTCGCTTGCTACAGGCGTGGCTGACGATGAACTACGCCCTGCCCTAGCAAAGATTGTGCGCTCCACAAAGGACCTGTCCAAATCACAAAAATTGCTGAAGGTCAGTCTCGATGTGGCTAAAGGCAGCGGGAAAAGTTTGGCCCAGGTCAGTGAGGCAATTTCCCGTGCGTACGGGGGCAACGTCAAAGCACTAGCCCGCCTAGACCCGTCACTCAAAAAGTTCATTGACAAAACCACCACCGCCGATGAGGCCGTAGCGATGCTCGCCAAAAATTTTGAGGGTGCCGCAGCCAAAAATGCAGACACGTTCCGTGGACGCATGGACCGATTGAATGTGGCACTGTCTGAGGCGTACGAGTCCATCGGCTATGCCCTGTTGCCCATCCTGGAAAAACTGGTGCGTGCATTTCAAAACAATGTCCTGCCGTACATCGAGAAAGTCATCAAGGCACTGGATGAGCAAGGTTTGTCCGGTGCAGTGAAAACTGTCGGGAAAGATTTTGGCAATTTCATCATGAACGCTGACGGATGGAAAGGAACCATCATTGAATTGACGGGAGCCATCATTGCCTTGAGTGTCGCCGTAAAGGGCCTACTGATTTTCAATGCGGTGAACGGTGCAGCATCAGCCCTGGCGGGAACCTTGTCCGCTATCGGTGGCGCAATCCTGCCTGGACTCGCCATTGGTGCAGGCACCGTGCTAGGCGTGTTCGCATCATTGTTCGCAACCGTTTATGCGTTCATCGGTTTGATGCGTGACACCACAGGACGTTCAGCATTTTTCGAGTACCTAGCGAACACCGTCAAACTCATCGCAAACGGTTTCATCGCCGCCTATAACGCTGCAGTGATGTTGCTGAATTTGCCTATCAAGGGCCTGAACCTGCTACCAGGTGTCAATGTTGGAGAATTGCCAACATTAGATTTGCTTGATTTCACATTTGACGCCGCACCAGGTGGTTCCCGCAATAACGGTGGCGGACTACGTGAAAACGCACAAGTGCAAATCAACGTGAACGGGGCCATTGACCCTGTTTCTACTGCACGCCAAATTGACTCGATTTTGCGCCGTGGCAACCGCCGTGGAATCATCACTGAGTTTGGGACACCCTGATGGCGTATCCCACACCTATTGTTGAAATCGCATTTGATGACGGCCCCTATGTGGCTAGTCCTACCTGGACCCCTGTCACGCAGTATGTGCGGCGCATGTCCATTGACCGTGGACGCAGTGATGACTGGGGTGATTTCAACGGCACCGCCACCGTAGTTCTCAATAACCGCACACGCCTATTTGACCCGTTTTACACATCCGGCACGTATTACGGGAAACTGTTACCCCGTAGGCAAATTCGTATCAGGGCGGAAACTGTTGAACTCGGAGTGACCACCACCCATGATGTGTTTCGAGGATTTATTGACGGATGGAACCCACAGTGGACCGATGCAGGCACAGACTCCACCACCACCATCCAGTGTTTTGATGCGCTCCAATTGTTAGCGGGTGAACAGTTACCTGCGGACTGGTCACGGGCTTACATCCTGTCCTTATCGCCCCGCCATTACTACCCATGCGATGAACCCGTGGTCCCTTACACAGGCACCAGCATCCTGAAAGATTACGGGTCCATCCCGTTGAACATCACCGCATCCGCCACCGCAATCAACGGCGGTGAACTAGCACCAGGTTTGCCAGGAAACTCGATACAGGCTGCAGTGTCAAGTGCAGGAAGTTCAGGTTTTGCCACCACCGCAGCAAACACAGATTTCAGCGTGTCCATGTGGGCAGTCATGGATTCCATCACCGCCACCACTGGTGGTGCAGTCGGTGCATACGGGTGGACAATCGGTTGGAACCCTGCAACAGGGCAATACGTGGTCACCATCAATGACCAGGCAGCAGGACTAACCCGCACCTACACATCATCAAACACATTTGACGGTTCACAACCCACACACGTTGCGTTCTCATTCAACATCACCAGCAAGGCCCTAGTGCTAATGGTGGACGGTTCTATCGCCGCCACCACCAGTGCCACCGCAGGCGCAATCATCATCATCATTGGTGAAACCGTTGCGCTAGGCACCGGACAGTTTCAACAGGTGTGCGTGTGGACAGGGCTGATAGCACAGGCAACCGTTCAGGAAATCATTCGCAGGTCACTAGCAAATTTCCCTGAAACCACCGCCGCACGATTCACACGCATCATCGCTGAAACACCATTCCCTGCGTCACTCACACAAACCGCCACCGCACCCGTAAACAGTGTTCTAGACATCACAAACAATGCACCGCCAGTGGCTGGCGAATTGCGGACCGTGGCCCTGTCCGAGGGTGGACCATTGTTTGTGTCCAAAAATGGAACACTGACAATGTTCAACCAAAACCAAATT